CGTCAGTGTCTATCCAAATGTCGCCGTAAGCCATGCCTGCAGCAGGTTCTGCGTCTTGGTAGAAGCCGACAATCTTGCCGTCTGCGGTTGACTGTGCCTGCGCTGCATCTGCCAACGCCTGTAGGGCGTCAGCACTTGTAGAGGTAGGAATTGCGTCGTCTATCGAGGACAGCACACCTTCATTCCCCCAAATATCTACAGCTGCAGCTTTGAAATAAGTCCTAACAGATGCTGGAAAAGGATACTGTGTTGACTTTGTCGTTATGAAAGAATCTGCAGTAGTAACCGTAGCATTAGTGTCATAATATACCTTGAAATAATCGAAGTCTGTGTTAGCACTGCCATCAGAATCAGTAGCTGGTTTTGTAAGAGTCAGCACACATTGTTGATTGCCGACATTAGCGACTAGCGTAGGCGCAGCTGGAGCAATTCCATCACTCGCTGTGACAGCTGTTTGGTCAGCACACCATGCAGTAAAATTGCTATCTGAACCATCCTCAGAGACTAGCTTTACTCTGCAGGCCCATGTAATATTCGTAGATGGTGGTTGATTTGAAACTATGTAACTAGGTTCTGAAGTAGTTGCAGGCACCCACTCGCCGGAGGATTCTATCGAATATTTCCAGTCGTAATATTCAACCAACACGTCTGAAAACGCAGTTACATTTAGAGTTGTTCTAGTATAAGAACCATCGACATCCTGGATAAATGAACTAGAATATCCCGTCGGACTCACCGTCGGCGCTACAGTTGTCCCAGGATCGTCTCCGCCTCCGGGGTTTATCGTTCCGCCAACGACTGCGTCTCTTCTTCCGACAAATGTTGTCGATGATTTCTTCTTCCTCCCAGCGCCGCCGCCAGTAGCAAAGTTATGTGTAATCTTAGTGATTCCCACTTGAGCAGATCCAGTTGTTAATCTAGCCAGAGTAGTGCCTAACAAATCGTTAGGTTCTACATGATACAGAAGCTGAGTAGAAAATGCATCCGTCGCAGGTACATCTTTTAACGCATTAAGAGCGACACTCATCAACGCTTCCATTTCAGCAGTCGTATCTATCCATGGATAGTCTTTCTGCCCGATAACCATTGTTCTTTTTCCATAAGCAGCGATTGACGTGGCGTCTTGGACATTTATCTCTGTTCTTTCTTTGGTAGTCCTTGCGTAAAAGACTCCATAAATATCATTCCTGATTGTATCATCGTATACGTTGATCTTATACTGAGATATTGAATCAGTCCCAGCTACTATGTTGTCATCTGAAACAGTTTGTGTTTGGTCAATCTCAAGCAACGTTAAGTAGAATCCATCGGCACTAATAGTGATAGTATTGCCTTCATTATCTGTCGTTGACGTATCATTTTTAGGAAGGAACTTATACCTCAACTCATATCCTATGTCGTCAGATGCAGTCGTCCCAATTACTTTATTGATTGCATCCCACACAGAACAGTTACCTACCTTGATAGGAGTAACAACGAATGGACACCCATCGATGTCATAATTTCCATCGAGAGTTGGTTTGACGTGCAGTGTCTCAGTAACATTATCGTCAAGTATTCCTTGGATTACGGCTACAACAGGTGACCCAGCTGCCTCTCCATACACAAACTCGCCTTTTATAAATGCGTCTTGTAATGTTTTAGCTTGGTCGCGAATTGTTAGACTCACAGTCTTTTTCCCAGAGGAAGAAGATCCAGGAACAATGGCGTCGCCAAGTATCCCGTGGAAGAGCATCTTGAATGTATTCGCCGTAGAGCCTAATGTATTTACAGCAACGTATACTTTAATTTCATTTCCAGGCCATAACAATTGATCAGGAGTATTGTACGAAGATCCAGTGAGATAAGGCGATACGCCATCTGTATTGCAAACAGGATACTTGTCTTCTATGTTTATACTGCACGTAGAAACACGGTTATCAGATGATAGCGTAACAGACCCGCTCATTACCAAATCGGTAATATCAACGATTGCATCATTAGACTTCCTGATAATCTCAACCTTATACCCTTCAGAGCGGATTGGATTATGCAGTAATATTAGTTCGCCAGCTGTAGTGTCTCTCATAGTTATGCCTCGTAAGGACCGTATCTATTACCAGTCTCGTGTAGATTCTTCATCTGAGTAACTCTTTCCATTTCTTCAGCAAATTCTTCTGCGTTTGTTACGTTTGGAAGGGTTACGAAATACTGATATGTGTTCCCATAACCAGTCATAGGTGGTGTTCCAACCACCTCTCCTTTATGTATCGTAGCAGACCCAGTAGATAATACAGAGTGGAATTGCCCAGGCAAAGAATAAGCAGACGGGTCTGATCTTCCGTCTTCAAGCGCCGCAACAGCGCCAATAATTGTGCCAGCGGCTAACCCTAACCATGCCCCGACATTCCCGCCAAGAAAATATCCCATCATGGCACCAAGTAATGCCCCTCCAAATATACCGGACAGATCGGCAAGAAATTCAGTAGACTCTTCACTTAGGCCTATCAATTCCCCAAACCAATAACCAAAATCTCTTGCTGCATCTACGCCAAGCGTTACAGCTGTAGCCCATAAAGCAACATCTCCAACGGTTATCCCGTCTAGTATTTCTGCACCTATTATATTCTCCCAAACCCATTGTGTAGGGCCTTCAAGGACATTCTCCCAGACCCACATAGCCGGGCCTTCAATGAGGTTTTCCCATACCCACATGGCCGGTCCTACGATAAGATTTTCCCAAACCCACATAGCTGGGCCTTTGATAACATTCTCCCAGACCCAATTTGCCGGTCCCTCAAGGATGTTCTCCCAGACCCACATAGCTGGTCCTTCAATGAATGTTTCCCACATCCATGAAAGTAAAGGACTGATGTAGTCGGCCCAGATAACTTTGGCTATTACCTCAGACCAGATAATGTTTCCAAGCAACAGCGCGACTGCGTCAAATATTCCATTGGCTATTCTCTCCCAAGCAGTCGTGTCTTCTTCACCGCCGCCTGCGTCATATGATTGTCCAGGAATAGCCGCACCCCAAGCAGCGCGTGTAAGCTTCATCAGCTTAGGTATGTTGAATGAATTTGCAGCCTCTCCGGCTTCATCGTTCATGCCAAAGATGTTGCCGAGCAAATCTCTTATCGCTGTTACAAGTTCGCCTTTAAGAAGATCGTTTATCGTGCTTGTGAAATTATCTATCGCCTCTTGGAAAGTGATAACAGATGGATCAAGATCTATTTCCTCTAAATCTCTGATAAGATCTTCGAAGTATACCTTAGCCTCTTCAGAAGCAGACAACAACGAGATAAGGTTAGTGAATAATTCTAACACCGCACCTGTGTCTTGTGCGTTAGCTGAAAAGAATTTAGATATTGGGCCTAATACATTCTGAGTTGTTGTGTCTAATTTGCTAATAAGTTTGTCTAGATGATTCTGGACGCCTTCTGCGTTGAAAGATCCAGCGCCGCCGGAAGCCGCAAAGCCAGCAGGTCCACCACTCGCCATCTTTTTGCCATTAGACCATACTCTAGCTATCTCATCGCCAAATCCTGTTTCCATCATCCATTTAGGGATAACGAATTCTCCAGGCTCAAGCATCGCTGGTATTGTGTCGCCTGATCCGAATCCAGGGACACTTCCACCGCTGTTGTACATTTTTGGACCCTCGCGCAAGATCCGCTGCACAGTAGCCTCTGTAGTTGTTAACGCCTCTATAGACGGCAGTCCTTCGACATCCCCAAGACCATTGCCAACATCCCATACAACATCCATAAACATCTTAACGCCTAAGCCTAATACATATCCAGCAGCAGCAATAGGAACGATCCAACCTACACTCATCCCTGCGATTACAGCAGCGGACACTCCTAATATAGCGCCAAGAACAGCGCCGAACACCCCACTAGTCAAACTTCCTGCGACTCCAGGCTCTTCTATATTTCCAATCTTGTTTTTTATGTCCCAAGCCATCGCAGCGACAAGGCCTATGTTTAACATTGTTAATCCACTAGCTCCTGTGAAGAAACCGCCTTTGCCTACCTTGAACAAAGCGCTTATCAAGAACCTTGAAAGACCTAATCCAGCACCGGCAAGCATAGCAACTTTGAGTCCGTTGCTCCAACCTTTTACAGACTCAGTCATTGCGCCTAAGCCGACCATGTCAAGACCCCAGGTTATTACAGCATCTAATGATTCCCCGACGCTGTCTACGATATCTCTGATACCGTATAGGTTTGTTTCCCACACAGCATATAGCAGTCCAGCTGCGGCAATCAACCAGATAATCGGCTTGGTTAGAAGCCAGAAACCTTTGGACAATCCGTAGATCATCATTACTACGCCAATAACTTTCGCCGCACCTTTTATGAAGTAATTCAACTCTTCTCTGTTCATAGCTATGTAGAACGCGAGAGTCTTCACAATAGGCACAAGGTTGTCCTTGATATAGATAGCCATGTCATGCATGAATACTTCAGCAGCTATTGCGCCAAGATCTTTAAGTCCTGTGCTTAATACGCCTAACTGGAACCAGATAGCTTCAGTCTGTTTCCTAAACGCCTCAGCAGCAGCGCCTTCAACGTCTGCAAATCTCTCCAAGTTTTCTGCATAATCTTTTGCAGCTGTTGTTCCTAAAGGCAGCACAGCCATAACTGCACGTATATTAGCAAACAATACTTCCAAACCAGTCCCTGATTTTTTTGCTTCTTGATTGATCATGTTTAGAGATTCTGCAAAACCATGCGCTTTCAACATCTGTGTTCCAGTGGTATATCCTAGTTTTTTAATAACTGCTTCTAATTTAGTGCTAGGACGCATGATTTGCATGATTGACTGACGTAAAGCCGTGATTGCCCAATCTGTAGTTATTCCACGCTTCGTAAGCGTTGCTATTGCTGCTGATAATTCTTCTATCCCGGCACCCATAGGTGCTGCAACACCAGCAAGACGCCCGAATTGCATTGCAAGTTCGTGCATCGTCGTTTTTCCATATTTGATTGTTGTGAATAGTACATCGTTTATATGGGCCACTTCGGATGCTTCCATATTGTAAGCATTCAAAACAGTAGTCATCATGTCTGCTACTGTGAAAACATCAGAAAGTCCAGCGGCTGCACCCTTAAGCGATTCTTCTAGAATCAAGAATGCAGATTCTCCGTAGAATGTAGCAGAATAAATCTGGTACATTGCCTTCAAGCTTTCTGAAGCAGTAACGTTGAAATCCATTGCTAGGTGTCTTACTCTAGTACCTAGTTGGCCTAGCTTCTCACCTGTGTAATCAGTCAACGTCCATACGTTATGGAGTTGCTTGTTGTATTCTACGTATTCTTTAGTCGCTGCACGAACTCCCCTAACCATTGCGTACATGACAGAAGCGCCAGCGACCGCCGTAATCATACGTCGGGTACTAGCTGCCATTGAGTTAATGCCTTTGCTCGCTGTAAGCGCAGATCTTCCGACCGCTTTGTTAGCTGCAGTTGCTGTCTTAGTTACGGTAACTGTTTGTTTTACATTCACTTGAAGAGTTTTAAGTACTTGAGACGCTCTATCTTCAGCGCGAACAATAAGGGTTAGTTCCTGAGCCATCTCTTTCTCCTAGATAACACTCGTTCTTAGCTTGACTAATCTTGGAAACTTTGACTGTATCTTTAATGTCTTTGTTTTACTCTTTAATACCCCTTCTTCGTCTATAAAAGAAAACCCAAGAACAACCTTAGCCCCGTCCCAATTTGCCTTTATAGTCCTAACCCAAACATTTTTCAGGCCTTCAGGTTGTTCTTTCCATATCCTTACTTTTCTATAGTTCCATGAATTATATGGAACATACTCAAGATGGTATTCTCTTCCCATTATCGTGTCCTGCCTGGAGACTTTCTAGTTTTCTTATCGTGTTTCTCTTGTTCTATTCTAGAAATCTCTCCCTTAATTATGTTCATTGCCTGAACATAAATTGCTGGTTGTGATAATATCCCACCTGATTTAGGAAGAAAGCCTTCTTTGTAATGATTGTACAGAGAGTACAAGAAGAAATGATCCTGTGTTAAGTAATTAGCTGGACACATTTCTAATTCTATTACTCGCTGATTAGCACCTGCTCTGCCTATCTTGAAAGGACGTTTGTACTCCAATTTGGTAGAGCAATGGCGGGTATCGAAGAGACTCCGACACCCGCCTTTCGCCATGCATTCTGATGTATGAAATTTGCCATCATTCTGATGGAGAGTGTCAACCAGCAGAATTAGTTTTTTGCGTCTTCTTCTGTCACCGTTGATCCTTCAATGATGACATTAGCTAATTCAGTTCTGACTTCAGATCCAATCCATTGAGCAAACCAATTCTTAAGCTTCAATGGAGGTGACTTTGGTCCTGGGTATGCTACCTCTTTTCCTTCGCTGTCTAACAAATTGGAAACAGACACAATACCCTGTCGCAAGATGTCAAACTGCAGCGCAGTACGACCACCAGCAACATCTACTGACACACTAGCAGTGTTCAAAGCTTCTCTGTAGCCTTCTTCGCCATCTGCTAACGTATTACCCTTCATGTTAATCTTAGGCGATACACGGGCCTCTAGAGCCTGCTGTATGTCATATGGTAGACCTTGAAGAACCCACGTTGTTTGTTCTTCTGCCACCAACTCGATGTCTTCTTTCAGGATGTACTCAAATTCAGCTAGTCTATCTACTACTCTCATCGTTCCCTCCTCTAAGGGTTACTATTCTGGTGTTGCCGTATAGGTAAGTGTGATTTCGTCATTGCCACCGGAGCGTGCCGCCCTGAATGGCAGATCAAAGATTCTTGTTCCGGACCTGTCCCCAGGTGTGATATTCATAATTTGGCACTTAGGCAGAGTGAAGGTAATCGTGGTGACCGCATCTGCGATTACATACGACAAAGCAGTAGCCGTTCCAGCTTGGAATTGTGTCAGAAACGGAATACTTGCATTAAGAGCCGACAAAGGATTAAATGATCCTTCTGCATTTCTTGCGGTAATATCAATTCCTGCGATACCATACGCTCCACCAGTTGAGTCAAGAGTTGGTCGCGCATAAAGTGTATTCTTCAAACCGAACGACAGTGATTCAACTTCTGGAAGAGTGCCGCCCCAAGAAAGAGCCTGATTGATACAGACAAAAGGCTTGCTAATGTCCCCGCCGCAAGGCCCAACTGGGAATACGAGAGGAGCATAAGGCGTGAAGAGTGATTGGAATGTGAATGATGCCTTTGCGGGTTTTCCAGCTTCTAGAGTAAATTCAACATCTCCTCTAGCTCCGCTCGCTTTCCAAACCTGTCCGTCTAGATGCACCCACAAAGTAACAGAACTTGCCCCGGCGGGATAAGTTGTATACGGAGTGTAAGCACCCGCTAAATATGCGTACCCGCATGCTTTAAGCAGCGCGTCGCACGGCGCGATTAACGGAGTCGCGGGAGTTGCTCCTGTGCCAGTTAGTTCATGATCGAATGTAATGTCGAGATACTGCTTGCCTAACGTACCTTCTCTTGCAGACATAGAACAGTCCTGCGTTTCAGTGTCATTCCACTCAGTATTAGGACTTACGCTTACGTTGTATGCGCCAACCATGTCTGTAGCCGCTGCAGGAGTGGTATCAGCGCCATACGTAGTTTCTAGCTTAGCCAGCACCATAGTTTTTTCAGTTAGCATTATTTGTTCTCCTCTACTTCAGCTGGCTTGTCTGTGGTCTTCACAACAGGCGCTTTAGTCTTTGTAACAGTTACCGGTTCCTTCTCTTTCTTAGGTGGTTTTGGTGGGCCACCATAAAATGTCTTTCCCATGATTATCTCCTATAGTGTTGTGTCAACCCTAGCTTTAGTGAAAACCCACACAGAACCAACGTAAGCTGCTTCTGTTTCGTCTCTGGTTGCTCTGGTATAATTGATGCTGAATTCTGGACCGAACATGGTTATGTATTCTCTTCCGTAGTCGCCAGCATTGAATTTCTTCATGAATTTCACAAGTGCGTCTCCATACCTATGCTTCATTTTGTCAAGCTTTGTTGGATCTTGCTCAATCATTATGATTACTACTGCTATCTCGTTATCAGCAACTAGCTCGCACCCCAATGACAGAGTTGAATCAACATCTTGTTTAGCACCGAGGATTTGACATACTGGATACTTGTTATAGATTGTGAAATTAGGATCAAAGTCCCACGAATAACTAGCAGGGACAGGAAGTTCCAAAGTCTCTCCTAGTCTCGTTCTGTAGTCGTCAAGGACATCATCAAAGTTCACCTTTAACTTTCTCTCAAGTTCATATTTGATTGCTTCCATTATGACTCCTCGAAACCATAATCTTCCATCATTGCAGACTTCCAGTTGCCTTCTTGTCTTCCAATCTCCCACATTGCGTAGTCACGTATCATCCTAACCCACTTAGACGCAGTGCCAACAGGAACTTCGATTACTTTCCTGACTGGGTTGTTCCCAAGTCCATGCTGATGAGCGTAAGGATAGTGATAACCATTCTTGCTAGTGGTGCTGGTTCCAATCTTCAATTCGCGAGGAGAGATATTATTTATGCTTCCACGCGCTGTTTGTGTGGTAAGAGAGTCTCTCATTCCTCCGAACAGAACCATTATTGGCTGACCTGGGGCAACACGCGCCTTCCAAGCTGCATACTTATCGGTCAATGGTTGCCATGGAGTATAGCCACCAATAGTAAACTGTTGCTTCATCAAACGATAAAAGTCTTGGCTAATATTTTCGAAAGCAGGAGAGAAGTCTTTCACTCTTTCGCCTATGCCATCTATCGTTTTAAGTATCTTGTCTTCACCAGCAATCTCAAACGAAAGCTGAAACATGTTAGTAAACTTGCCCCATTTCATGCTTTAACGCATGTTGCAGCGGGTTTCCATCAAGAAACGTGCTTCTAATGTCAGTGTCTGCCTCGCTTGTTAAATCTATCGCGTCAACAAGAAAACGCGGTGAGTTTTCAATCCTATCCATGCCTTCTTTGTATCTTGCGTAGTACAATTCTTCGCGAGGCGACAAATTTAAGACGTTCCCACCGTAGGAACTTTGTGTCCTGGCACAAACGCCGTTCAGCACGATGTTGTGGAGAATTGAGTATGAGATTGGCTGTCCAGTTTTCGTCGGAACAGCTAATCTTGCTACATTGACACACCCTTTTATTTCTGACTCCACATCTAGAATTATGCTCTCTACCTCGGCGCTTGAGGGCTGGCTTGTCTCGCTAAACTCTATGGAAAGCTCGCTTCCTACGTCCCTACGAACTAAGAATTGTCCAGCCATCTGTTACTCCTTTTCCATCCATTCGTTGAAGGTTTCTTCAGTAGCAATATTTCCATACACATGGTGATAGTTCTTATGGCATTTTTTACATAACGTTATTCCGTTGCTGAGTAATGTTCTTTCGTTTTTGTTGTCAGCGTAACCAAGAATGTGATGCGTGCGCAGCTTACCGCCTCTTTCACCACATTTTTGACATGTATAATCATCGCGCTCGAATACTGCTTTATGCCATTCTGAATATTCAGAGCAAGACCTATCGTTCAGCCTTTCCTCATCAGTCTTATCAAACTTCCAGCTAGGGCTAAGCGGCCCTTTCCTGCCTGTGACAGCCTCTACTTGAAGACAACCGCAAGATTTTGTGGATGCACTAATCAACGCGTCTGATCTAATATAACAAATATTTCCGCAACTGCACAAACACCGCCACATGACAGATCCATTGCTGCTTCTTCTGTCAGTCGCCTCTATGGCTACAAGCCTGCCAGATCTTAATCCAGAAAGATCTTTTTTCTTTGCACATCCACAAGAAATAATAGTTTTAGTTTTCAAACTGCTTGTATCTACGTAAGCGACACCGCCACACTCACATGAGCATTCCCAAACAATGTTGTGGCCCATCCTTTTTTCTGTCGGCCTAATAGCGGTCAATCTTCCGCACTTAAACCCTGTATAATCTTTAGCGCTCGGATGCATATGAATTAGCTTGAAACAAACTTTTCATAAAGATCCAAATCGTCAAGCGTGATTTGATTCGCTTCGTTCTTCTTAACGAATACCTGTTTCACTTTGTTGAAAATAATCTCATCGATGGTGAAGTTTCGCGTAGATTCAGAAGATTCTTTCCAATGGGTTTCCCCGGTATCGCTGTCGTACTCCATTCCAATCTCTTTTAGCTCGGCTGAATCGAAACCTATATCATCCATCACATTTTTCATAACACGCATTGTAATAATATCACTCTGCATGCCTTTAAGAATTTGTAATAGTATAATCCTCTCTTTAATTGCAAGTTCAATATTCATTTTTCCCTCCTGGGGTTTTGTTTCATACATTATAACATAAAAAGCATCGTTCGTCAAGTCACTTAAAATAGGGGTGAGGCTATGAACCTCACCCCGTTATTATTTAAGCTGTGGCCGCAAAGTATTGTAGATACTTCGGTGTCCCATCGATTGTGATTACAACTGATCCTTCTGCTGCAACTCCAGCACCCGTAGCCGCCGCTACAACTGGAGCTGTTCCTGCAGCTGGCAACGCAAACAGGTTAGTGTGCGCGCCAACAACGGCCAGCACGTTAGTAGGCGTACTAGTCGTATTCTCAGAATGGAAAGCACTGGTTAGTGTGCCAGAAGCATTGACCCGATAACCGGTATCAAGCTTTGATCCAGCTTGCACTCCCAGATAGATTCCACATGTATCAACTGTCATTGCGTTTGTTTCGCGCCAGTTGATGCGGATTCCACTTACCTTTCCGTAGAAAGGTGAGCCTGTTCCAGTGATGTCTTCTGTGCCGTGAACCATTACGCCAATACCGGCTATGTTGCCAGTTTCAGCCATATTGCAAGCAGCCGTTTCCAGCGTTGCGAATACACCATAAACCTGATTAACTTCCGGTATTTCACTTCCTACGGCACCGTCAATTGTGACAGCGCCACGGATAGCATAAGAGTCAGTCAAATCATGCTTAATATCAATTCGACCATAAACTGCCTGAGCTACTGCATTCGTGCCAGAATCACCAGTTGTGGTGAACTTGACGTGAAGTGGGATGATGTTTGAATCATCATCAGTGCTTCCAGAAATATGGATGCACTGACCAATTACATGCTCAGAGACTTCACCAAATGCGATAGCATTTGAATAATCACCCAAGGCAATGGCGGCACCGGTAATACCAGTCCCCCATGTACCTGAAATATCAATGTGATGGTCATCCACCACGCCTAACATCGTTAGAGTGTTAGCCCACAGAGGATATCGACCACGAATCTTTCTGTTAAACTTCATGGTCGCCTCCTAGGCTACGGCGATGGGGATGTAGTATCCGACGTCGGATGCTACGACCTTGAAGTCAAGGACGTTACCAGATTCGATATAGGTTGCCTCTTCAGGCTCATCGTACCATGTTCGGACTCTTGCATCGCGAGACATGAACGTATACAACGCCGTTGGAGTCATGATGCCGGGACTAGGAGTAACATATGCGAAGAACGCATGCTTACCCCAGATCTGGGACATTGAAGCAGTTTGTGCCGGATTGGCTGTGTTCTTGATAGAACGACCAATTAGGATTCGCTCAATGTCGAACGCCGCAGCTAGAAGCTGAGGTGTAGCAATTGAACGCTCAACAGATGAAAGAATGTCAAGGATATCAGGGTGGCGTCGAAGTTTCGACCATACCAAGCGTCCCATAACACCGGTGTTAAGTTCTTCTCCGGTAGCTGTACCAACGGTATCTTGAGCATCGATAATGTCTTCGATAGGCGTAGAGGCATCGCTGTCCCATGTAGTATCAAGAGTCTTATCAGTTCCCCAAGTTCCAGTAACATTTACAAGCGTTGCCAATTCAATATCGCGAGCCATTTCAATCTTGTCTGCTACGTATGCTGCCTTAGCAGAACGTAGAGTAAGAGGGCTGTCTGTGTTCGCTAGAACACGGTCAGCAATCTTGGTGGCAAGTGCGAATTCATCGCAGTTGTACGAATCAGTTGATACTGGGAAGCCACTTAGGCGAGCCTTAGTTCCAGGCGCACGAAGTGCTGCTTCGTTAGTAAACCATCTGGCTTTAGGGAAAGTGTAGTACTTATCACTTTCAAACTTCACCGGAATAAACGGAGCAAGTTCGCGATAGATGTACTTTTTGTTCCTGTAAGCGACGGCGATGTTGGTAAGAATCTTATCAACATGTACCTGTGATTTGGTAGGTTGCATTTTATTTCACCGTCCTTATGATGTAGACATCTGACCGAACGGTCGCAAGAATACTTCAAACTCATCGCCGTCGGCAAGTGCCGCAGTCATTGCGATTCCAACAAAGTCATCAAGGTTTGTCGTAGTCGTCTGTAATTTTCCAGCAGAGTCAGGAGCTACATGATCAAACAGTGTAATAGCTGCTCCTGCTACGGCGATGGAAATGCCAATCATCCCAACTTCTGCCTCTTCGCCTTGAGCGTCAGGGCCATTCTGTAGGATTCCCAATGTTTCGCTTGTTGCATCTGCGAGTGCAACCTCTTCGTCTCCATTCAGCTGTACTGCGTAGCCGATGTAGTCGCTAAGGTCGCCGCTTGATGCCCAAGTATGTGAATAAATTATATATTCTAGGGCCATTATTTCTCCTTGCCTATTCTAGATTCTGCTTTTAGAACGGCATCCATGTAGCCAAGGTCGCTGTCAGCGTCCTGTAGCTTGATGGCCTCATTGTGTAGTCGATCCTCATATTCTAGGGTTGTGTTGCCTTCTCCACCTAGCTCTTCTAGATTGACTACTGGACTACGCGCTTCAAGAACTGAAACGGTAGTTGCCTGATCTGCCTTATAAAGCAGCTTGAAGTTGTCCATTTCGGCAGGAAGCATCTTGCCTTGAGAAACCATGCTAGACAGGAATACATCTCTGTCTTTATCGAACAGCTGTACTTCAAGGGCGACACTCTTCGCTTGTTCAGCGACGAAGTCTGCGGATAGCTTAACAACCTTGTCGTTAAGTTCAGACAACTCAATCGTTGTCTCTGCGTCCGGTTCCTTGTCTTCTAGCTGTGTAGTCATTTCCGTAACCTTGCCGGTTAGTGTTGCAACCTGCTCGGTTAGAGTTGTGACTTCTTTGCCTTGGTCCTCAATGACCTGAAGGACTACATCCTCAATGTTCGAGGTGTCTTCCAACTTTACTCCTGCGTCCTGGAGGAACTTTTTCAATTTGTCCATAGTTTCTCCTTGTACCTCTGTAAAAATTTCCACGTCTTCATTGATGATATTTAATTCACCAAATAAAGGGTGCGTATAATCCCCTTCTCTTAATATCTCTATTTCATCCGGGTTATCACTTACCGGTCGCATGCCCCTAACAAAGGGGCGGTTAGTTAAAGTCGCTGCCTTTAGTACGTTTTTGGTTTGTTTGTGCGATTCCGGATCTGTTGTCTTACCGTATTCAGACGAGATATAGTCGTAACGAGGGACTTGTTCCTTTCCAAAGTTGGTCCAGTCTACGTTAGCAAACAATGCTTGCTTCCCTATCTTAGACGTCGATGGTTTGATAGACAATCCCTTAATCCATCCTGCTGCTCCTTTTGATGGAGTGTGGGTTATGTCAATCGCTACTTTTGTTCCTAGTATTCCGCTGTCAAAGTTTTCTTTCATTTCCTGTAAGCTGGTTAGTCTCGCAAGCTTGACATCATCGTACACTAGCTTTTCGGCTTTTGTGTCTACGTTCTTAAGTGCAACTGCTATCGCTATCCTAGCCGCTTCTTCAACGGTCGCGCCGTCTTCAATGGCTTGAAGATTGATAGACTCTGCCTGCTTAATTGCTTTCCCTCTAGCCTCTTTGTCCAAAGACTTAAAAGCATTTGGGTAATTCTTTGAATCCCAAGGCATTGTGTCTCCTTGACATCTTCTGTGTTTTGTGCTATAGTGGTGTCGATAAGGACGGATTGCCTTATCAACTCCTTTGATTTGGGGAAGAAGGGACGGCTGTTTAGGCTGTCCCTTTCTTCTTGGTGACATTTGTCCTATATTACTTTATCCTTATTTACATGAACTGTGACACGCTTACGCCTTGTCTTAGTACCCATATCGTAATACATCTGCAAGGATTGCCACCAGAACCGTATTGATTTCCTAAGCAATCTGGGTTAGGCGTCGTGAAGAAACCTTCCTCAGAACTTCTGCCGTGCATGTCAGAACATACGTAACATGTGTTCATGTCAAGTACTGCGCTGTAATATGAGACAGAGATTAGATTCACGTACTCATTCGCGTATCCTTCTCTTCCAAAACCAAATGCCCAGTTAATGGATTGAGCCTCTTTATCTACATGAGTGTCGCTGATCGACCATGCTCGTCTTGAGACATCGTCCCATCTTGCTTCACCTTTAGATGCAATCTCTGTAGTTACGCTATCTATAATGCTTCTGTGGACTATCTCTGACAGTGAAGACGCAGCTGACGATGCAGCTATCGCAAGGAGGATCATTCGATCTTCATCCTCTTGCTCTTCTTCATCCGGATATTCTGCTAAGGAAGTGTCAGTCTGTTTGATAAATTCTCTCCGGACAGACGCTCTTCCTTCTACATAAACATCATTCATTATCTCAAGAAATTCTCCTGACATCTCTTCGATGAAAGGCATCTTCAGCAACGATAATTGTTTAGCTTCAGAACCTGTAACCGTTCCGCCAACAAAATCACCTAGTGCATCAAGCTGTTGCTTGAGATACTTTCTCCAAATAACTTTCCATTCAGAAGTAGCTGTGTCTAGGACTGACTCTATTCTCGCAAAGTCCACATTTTCTTCCCAAGGTAGGCGTTGAATTGCATTCTCTCCGAGTAGCGGCTGTTCAAGTTTGGTGTCTTCAGGCTTTGCAGGAGTTTCAGGAGTTGCAGGCTTTTCAGCTGGCAAGCCCTTGTTATCAGGAACACCGTTGTTGTCTTGATTAACCTCAGTCTCTAGCGGTTCAGTAGGAACAAGATTCTCAGTAGGTACGCCAACCAGTCTCCTAGTATGCTTCTCTAGCGACTCATCATGGATTAGTGCGCCTGACTGTACGAGTTGTGCAATCGTAGCAAGAACTGCTGAGGAGTTGTCTTTCTTAATCTTCTCACACTTCCATACAGGATAACCTTCAACCTCGCCAAAGTTAACATCGACTAGATACTTAAGGCCTTCGTTCTCTCCGAAGTTTCCGAATGAGATTACCTGGCTGATGTATCTTACAAAGGCACCTAGAGACATAAGGAACAGTGAAGACATGTCCTCTGCTACGGCCCTTGCGCCTGTCTTTGTATCTCCTAAGTTGATGAATTGAGCTAGTACTGATCGTGCAATCTGAACATTGTGATGTTCGATAGCTTCGATGAGTCCTGTAGCGCCAGCCTCTCCACCTTCCGGAACGAGAATCTTGATAGCTTTATCAATGTCCGTTCCTCTAGGAAGCAACAAGTATCCCAGTTCATTCGAACGCATATTCTTCATTGACTCAGCAAGCGCTTTCATCTGCTCGTCTGTAGCCATTGAGTCTAGCGTTCCGACTGGTACACCTATTCCGTATCGCTCGTGTCTGATGATAAGGACATTGTAGAGAGTATTCTTATGGTCCCAATGCTTATAAGCACCACGTAGAATTGATTGTCCTTCGAAGTTATATCCATTCTGCCAGTTAGTGAATCTAAGAATCTTGGTTCCAGGTATCTTGTACTCTTTGTACTTGTCAGCTTTGTAATCCCATGCATATTGGACGACTTCTTTAAGATAGCCGTCATCTGGAATCCAATCCTGTACAGTCCATGGTAAGCGAGGGGCTAACCTAGACCAGATGACTTTCCCATCAACAACTTCGTAAATAGGTTCGAATAACATGAAGCCATACAATAAACAGTTCAAGGCTTGACGTAAAATGTCAGGCCACATCGGACGAATCATTGTTTCTAAAAACTCTGCAATCTCTTTATCTTTTTTATCATCACTGAAGGGCACCATGTCCCAGTCAGCTTGTTGGATGGCTAGGCTAATCGCATTCCACACAGCAAAGACCTGACCATCACCGTTGACCATTTTATCGATCATGTCAATGGTAAATTTTGTATTGTAGTCTTCTCCTAGCGGTTGTGTAGGGATAAATGGACGCTGTACTTCTCCGCCTGAAATATCAGAACCAGCAACACCCATAATAGACATCTTTGGTTTTTGTATCGTTAGTTTTTTGACAGCCATTAGTATACCCTTTTTATGCTATGAGACATTGCCTTCTTTCCAGAGACAACTTCGTCGTTGGATGCGCCTCTTTTCTGTAGCCAATGAGCCATGATTAGCGCGTCTCCAAAATCTGGCGACCTGTCCGGATCGATGATCTTAGTTTTGCCCTTCATGTCTGGTTCGACGCGATATCCAATCAGGTCATTCTTCAACTGGTCGCGATGTGGCCCTTTGGCTATTGCGATAGTTCCTTCTCTAAATCTTTCTCTTAACTCCCACCCGATCTGTGCTTTGAGGTTAGTAAATCTTTCTTTTACATTCTCATCTGGTTTGCGTTGTGATATCCATCCACGAACAGGTACGTGTAGCTCATACTTAAGTTTATCATATGGACCGCCGCCTAGTCCGTTTTCATCTATTACGGCAAAGCCACCCCAATCTGAGTAGGCTTCCTTAAACATCAAAGCCGCTTTCATAACGTTTGGCGTTCTTCCTGCTCTGATATTGCTAACAACGTCACCGTCTAACAGCATCATTACTGTTAGATCGTCACCCGCTCTTGCAATATCCATGGCGCATACGCGCCTATCTTCATCTCTCATACATTTGGCTAGTCTGTCTTCAGTGCATGCTGCTTCGACCCATTCATATGGGATAAGTGCATCGTCAGAAGCTGTAGGCCACCGGCCTTCAATTCTAGCTTGATACATTGGGGATTCTACTCCCCACTCAATTTGCCGATTTTTCACCACTTTGTAGGACATGATGCCAGGAAGAATATCTTCCTTAAGCAAGTAGTTAGGTGTGTCTAGGCATGAAACCTGGATGACCTTCCTGATCTTCTTAGACTCAAGGTCAAGATTCTTAGCATCCGTGCAGGCTTCATACATCCATCCGGACAGTCTCATTGGGTTTGTGAATGCAACAATGTGCGAGTTGCTTGAAGTAGCACAGCCTTGGATTGCTTCTCTTACTACATCCGGTACTCCAGTAGCTTCTTCGATAATCGCAAGGAAGTTAGGTGCGTGGTATCCCTGAATCTTCTCTGGATTCTCTTTATCAACGGCAAAAATCCCGGCATACCAACCTGGGCCTAAGATAAGGTCATGCGCTTGTAACTTTCCTTCGCCTAAAGGTATCTTTTGTCCTAACTTATACCACGCCGCCTGTAATTCACCCCAAATTTGCTTGCGGATCTGCTCGAACTTCGGCCCGACTACAACCACTTTAGTGCTTCCTTCGGCATATCCATACAGAGGTGAGTGTGCAAGCAAGAAAGCAAGTATTAATCTTCCGCCAATGAACGTCTTTCCGACTGCGTTTCCTGTGTAAACTAGAGTTTCGTCATACTCGAAAGCTGACTGAAGAATTTCAACTTGTTTGTCCCATACTTGTTCTTCTAGGATGTCCGTTACTAATCTTTCGGGATAGTTAGGTAGGTCTAGCTGGTGGAGTAACTTAGCTGCTTGTTCGATTTGGTTCATTATGTCCTGCCCAGCCTTGTTCTCGTATCGGTAGATTGTATTTATGAAGCCAGTTAAGTATGGTGTTCTGAGAACATCCAACGAAGTCAGCTATTTGCTGTGCCGTTTGTTTCTTGTTAATGTAATGAACTACCAAAAAAGTTCTATCTCTCCAAGTAAATCTCTTCTTAATGAACGGTTTCTTTGGTTTCTTCCTCTTCCCCGTCATGTTACTCGAACCACTCAGCAGACAATGAAACTTGCGTGTTAGCTGTCTGACTTGTGACAAGTAACAGATATTGCTCATTTTGTTTAAGAACGAATTCTCCAGAACCAATTGGGCCAGTCGCCATTCCAACACCAGACGATGGACCGATGAAGCCTTCGCTCAAGGCAGTACCGTTGCTACCGATTGTAGGCGTGTGTGTAGCGACAACAGTCGTAACAGCTGCGCTATTCCTATCGGTGTTTAGTTCTGCTAGTGCTGTGCCAACGCCAGTCAATGTAGGATTCTCAAACAACTGGACCTTTACAGCTAGAGTAGCGTTAACCGAAAAGGTAGCGTGACATCGCACAGCTGTGTCCGGAGTAGTAATAACGATAGCTGCAACTTCCGCAGCATCTAGGTCAGCATCAATGAAGTGCGTAAGGAAGTATTTCCCATCACCCTTGAAAGGAATTGTCTTTTGCATAATTTAATATCTCCTGTTTTGATATATTGGAGAAAAAGGGCAGAAAACATCTCCGCCCTTTTTCTCGCGGGGAGGGAAGTTGCCAGAATTTCACTGGCCTTTTAGCCGAGGGCTAAAATCTTTATAGTGCTGTAGGCTTATAATGCGTGACTATAAGCCTGAAAGCTTATTTACACCTTGTGAGTAGTGGTCGGCTGGCAATTACCCAAGCCTCTTCCAGTCTTCGGGCCTTTGCCTGCTGGGCCTTTACCGTCTCTGTTTCTTTTGTTCATGTTGTCTCCCTTTTCTTCTCTGACGGGCTAGTGGGAATTGAACCCACGACAACACAGCCTTTCTCGCGAGTTGCCGTGTAGCCCATGCTATAGCCCTGTGGTGTAGGTGGCGGGATTCGAACCCGCGTGTTGTTGCGTTCTTTGGCAGGATGCCACTAGGAATCTCCAGTCTTTAAGTCGCAGCCGGTTACTAGGACTGGCAAAGTTCGCCGCCTGCTATTCGCGGTTGTTAATCAGCTAGGTTATTGCGAAGCTTGCTAGTTGATATAGCTATAGTCGATACTTTTCTCGAAGGTAACTATCCCCGCAGAGAAAGCAGTTAAATACTCGTCGTAAATAACGTTTGTTTGATTGTTCTCGGTTATTGTTAATGTTGCCTAGCACCTGAACATTTCTCGCACCAATCGATACCATGTCACCCACATGTTTGTTACATCATACCACAAAAATCCCAATCCGTCAAGTCGTTAAAAAATGGCGGGGTAGTTAGCCCCGCCGTAGTATTTCGTTTGCTATGCTACACTACACACCGGCAGATGTGATGGTCCACGTTGCTGTAAGACTATCGCCTTCGGCTACGTTAATAGCTGCGAAGGTCTGATGAGCCAACAAGTCTCCTGCTGACGACGCATTGAGCAGTCCAACTTCTGTGATAGCGAATGAAGCACCAGCCGTGAAATTAAACGTCACAGGGATAGTCGCTACTGCGGCAGCCGTGGATTCGCTTGTAGAATCAATGCGTGCGCCGCCAGCCGTGGTAATCTCTGACTCAAGCGTTGTGTCGCCAAGTACAGGTGTCGTAGTTCCAAGACCTATCGCAACAAAAGTAAAACCAACAGACTCTGCTCCGATAAGCATTTTTGCGACTTCTGTAAGACCCATCGTTGTGATGATGTTTAGTATTTCTCTAGTAGCAAATACCTCACCATCTGAGTGTGCGGCAACCAGTTCAAACTCTCCGTGAAGGCCTAGGTTGTCCTTTTTTTTCATTCTGTCCTCCATAGCAAGCGAGCTTTAACTTGTTTCTTTAGTACTCGCCGCAAGATCTGCGGCTTCTTTAACCTCTATTTTAATAGTAGATAAGTCCGCCCACTCCCCAGTTTTAAGACTTACCTCTTGATTCTTAAGAACTCCATCGACAACAGTGCGGCGCTTTCCACGCTTATCAACAGTTTCGCCTTCTGAATTCTTCTTAGTCATTTCCATTTGCATAAGATTTGCCTCTCTATATATAATCCTTATTTGTGAATACAATGACACGAATTACGTTGAATCTAACCATTCTTCTACTTTTTCTCTTGTTGAATGATTGCCGTAAATATGATGGAAGTCTTTGTGGCATTCCTCGCAAAGAGTTACCCCGTTACTAATCTCAACGCGAGATTCTGGATTGTCAGCATAACTATCAATATGATGAGCGTTAAGATTCCCGCCAGTGCTATCTCCGCATTTTTGGCACGTAAAGCCGTCACGTTCAAAAACTTCAAATCGCCATTTTGAGTAGCCAGGAACACAACGACCATGTACTCTTTCTTCATCAGTCAATTTAGGGTTCCAGTTATTGTTAAGATGGCCTTTTTTAGCACTCATAATATCTTTACTAAGACAGCCACAAGACTTCGTGTGTTTTCTAGTTAAGTCTCTTCCTGCAACATACACAAAATTCCCGCAATCGCACTTTGCTAACCATATTACCTCTGAACAAGAATTTCTTCTTTCGGTTGGTTTAACCGCAACAAGCCTGCCAGACCTGATTCCAGTTATATCTCTAGCTTTTTCACATCCGCAAGATTTTTGCCCCCTAATAAGGTCGCTGCTAGCAACATAGACAAAATTCCCACAATCACACTGGCATCTCCAAACAACATTGCCGGAAGAATTTCTTTTTTCTGTAAGATTAACGACAATTAACTTCCCGAATCTTTGTCCTGTCAAGTCAAGTATCCTACTGTCCATCAATTATCGCTCCCTCTACACAGTCGCAGAAAGAACACGAATCTGAATCCTGTTGTTGTTCTTATGAGCATCCACAACACTAGGAGCGACAGCCAAATACGTATCAGTCTCCATTCCTGTAGTGTCCCACCAATAATCATAAACACCAAGACCTGTCTGGACCATGACCACTTCAGCTAGAACAACAGTGTCAAACGCAGGCTCTCCTGAATAAACTGTAATGCTTGGGACTGAGTCTGCATTAGCGATACAGTCATCTGCATCATAAGTACTCACTCTAAACCTAACTGAAGAACCGGCATTCACACTATCAATCTTAATCATTTTTACTCCTAGTTTTTGTATGCCTTAATCGCTGCCTTTAAGATTGAAACAGCTATGTTTGTTTCTGGAGAGTACACTAATCCGCTGAACTTTGCTCTTTCAGAAAGCACAATCGTATCTGTCAATATCCTAGCTATGCCAAATAATGCATCACCGGATAATCCAAGCGCCTCTTCTTTTATCGAATCTATTGATTTGACAACAGCTTCAGCGATTTGGATAATTTCTGAAATATCTAGTGGAGGTAATGCCTTTCCAGCATAAGCAGCGAGAGAAAGGACTTCTGTGAATAATTTTACAGCGTCAAACGACACGCCGTCTGTAAAAGCAAGTTCTTCTGCGACATCGAGAAGAACCCCTGTTAAGAAACTATCATCTATGTTAAGTATTTCTCCGAAAGCCATAGCTATGTCGAAGTACAAGATGTCATTGAAGTTAAGTGTTTCAGACATCTTCTTCTCTATAGCGGCTACAAGTGCAGATGCAATCTGCATCTCCTCAGCTGCCGCTAAACCAATACTCTCCGTCAATTCATCAGAGATTGATAGAGTCTCTGACTTTTGCAGCAAGATAATAAATGCTGCTTGCTCAGAGATAGTCATCGTCTCTGAGATGCCTCTTACTATGTCGAATAGTTTGCTATCATCTACAGAAAGAGTTTCCTCTTTGATAATGATAAGAGATATTATTCTGGTAAAAGAAGCCAATAGCGAGAGCGTTTCTGCTCTAGTAATATCTGTGCCAAACAGCATATTGCCAGAAATACTAATTGCATCGATTATACTTCTAGCAATGCCAGAAGAGACTGAATCAGATAAATTGACTGCATCTGAATACGTGTATGCTCCTCCTTGAGAAACTACGCCTAGAAGATTTATCGTTTCAATGAAAAGCCTGTGAATATTTGCCGCGTCACCGTCTGAGAGAGTCAATTCATCTGTTAATATTTTAACGATATCGATAACTCTAGTATAGGCTGCGTCTAATGAAACCGTTTCAGAAGTATTTTTTGCAGCATCAAATAGCTTGTTGTCATCAATGGAGACAGATTCTTCCTTTATAAGAGAAGTAGCTCTAATGATCGAATCTGAGAGTGATAGCCCTTCCGCTTTATTAGCGAGGCTGATATTAGATGATACCCCATCAGATGCATTTATCACCTCTGAAATATCTCTCGCGACATCAAACGACTTACCATCATCAATAGAAAGAACCTCTCCCTTGATGAAAGACATCGCTTTAACAAAAGATCCTAACAGCGACAGCGTCTCTGTTTTCGTAATATCAACGCCATTCAATACATCGCTAGCGATACTAATCGCTTCTATTATACTTCTAGAAATCTCTGAAGAAATCGAGTCAGATAAATTCAACGCATCTGAATACGTATATGCTCCACCTTGAGAAGCCAAACCGGAAAGATTCATCGTCTCGATAAATATCCGATATAGATTCGCCGCATCCCCGTCAGATAGATTTAGCTCTTCTGTCACCATTTTGACAATATCGATAATTCTAGAGAATCCAGCGTCTAACGAAATTGTTTCATCAACGTTAAGTTCTCTTCTCAAAGAGAAGGCATCCAATATGCTTAACTCATCTTCGAGCAAACGCGCAACATCTTTGACAATTGCGTCAGATAATCCTAACTCTTCTTCGAGGAAAGAAGTTACGGCCTTCACAATCGCGTCAGATAGGTCTATAGTCTCTGCGAATATTCTTCCGCATGATTTATCTATTGTATCAGCCAAACTGATTTCTTCGGCAATAGACCTCGCCATAGAGTATCTTGAAGAGTCCGACACATTCAATTCTTCAGTCTTAGTGATAAACAGGTCGTATATTTCTTCGGCCAAAGCGTCGATGTTTATCGTGTCAGAATACGTTGATGCTATCCCTTTGGTAATGTCGTCAGATATTCCTAAACTGTCAGAGAAGGGCTTTGATGTTGAGCTGTATTCTTCGTCAGATATTGTTAAACTAGCTGACAGAGCTTTTGAAATAGCGCTAGCAATTGTGTACGACAATCCAAGATTCTCAATCAACGCTCTTGAAATCGCATTCTGTTCATCGTCTGAGATATTGATGTCGTCTGTAAATATCTTATGCAGCAATACACCGATATGATACGTATCGTCAAAAGTCAATTCCTCGGTTAGAAGATCTAATATTATCGAAGAGGTTGGCGAAGCGGTTATGCTTATCGTGTTAGAGAAGATCGTAGAAATGGCCTCAGACACTGACGTTGATAAATCAAGGTCTTCCTCAAAGATTCTAATAATATGAGCAATATCTCCGTCAGATAGTCCTAGCGTATCTGTGTACTCACGAACAAATGACTTGACAATACTCTTATCTCCAGAGATATTCACTGTTTCTGGAGCAGATTTGCCAGCACCTTTGCCCGGTGAGCCGGTAACTCCCATGCTCTCTACGTAGCTAACGCCGACAGCCTTGGAGATTGTGTCAGATTTGTCGATTTCTTCCGAGTAAGTTACTCCAATATCTCTTGAAATATCATCGGATTTGTTAACAGTCTCTGAATAAATAGCCCCAATGGCTTTTTGCATTGCATCAGACTGACTTATCGTGTCGGCATATATTACTGCAACGGCTTTGGCGATAGCCGCAGCCGCGCTGATCGTCTCAGGCAGTTCTTTAGTGAACGCCGCTGTTCCTTCACCAGCATAGACTGTCTCTCCGTATAAATTAGATCCGTACATATTATTTCCTTTTATCTTGCATTATGAGACGTTCGATACTCCATTGAATTGCTTGATGTCTCCGATTACTACTCCGTTGATTGACTTGATGTCTGCGATTGCTACTCCGTTGATTGATTTGATGCTAGAGGTTATTGGCTCTTCAACGCTGAATGTCTTGATGAAGCCGTCATTGTCAGCGCCTGTATATGCCAGGATGAAGTGGGTGGCGTCAATCATTACTAGGGAGTTGTAGCCTCCATTAACAGTATCATGTTCAATGCTGTCTATCTCTGTAATGTTGTAGCTTCCGTCTATGCTGAATGTCTTGATGAAACCGCCATCGCCTGCATATGCCAGGATGAAGTGGGTGGCGTCGATCATTACGAGAGAGCTGTAGAACACGTAAGCAGCATCATGTTCAAGGCTGTCTATCTGCGTAATATTGTCGTAGCTTCCGTCTATGCTGAATGTCTTGATGAAACCGCCATTGTCAGCGCCTGTATATGCCAGGATGAAGTGGGTGGCGTCAATCATTACTAGGGAGTTGTAGCCTCCATTAACAGTATCATGTTCAATGCTGTCTATCTCTGTAATGTTGTAGCTTCCGTCTATGCTGAATGTCTTGATGAAGCCGTCATTGTCAGCGCCTGTATATGCCAGGATGAAGTGGGTGGCGTCGATCATTACGAGAGAGTTGAAGGACCCATTAACAGTATCATGTTCAAGGCTGTCTATCTCTGTAATGTCGTAGCTTCCGTCTATGCTGAATGTCTTGATGAAACCGTCGGTGCCAGCGCCTGTATATGCCAGGATGAAGTGGGTGGCGTCGATCATTACGAGAGAGTTGAAGGACCCATTAACAGTATCATGTTCAAGGCTGTCTATCTCTGTAATGTCGTAGCTTCCGTCTATGCTGAATGTCTTGATGAAACCGTCATAGCCAGCGCCTG